CAGGGCGAGCAAGAGGAAGCCGAAGAGTTGATAGAATATAACATCGGCGGTGAAAAGTTTTCTGTTGCGAAAGATGGCTCGGACCAGGTAGTTATGGAAAAGGCTCAAGCCTATACCAAAACATTAGAATCCAATTTCACCAAAAAATCACAGGCATTGTCCGAAGAACTCAAGGGACTAGAGGCCGACCGTAAGGCCGTCCAAAAGCTTGAAGCTCTAAACGGCGAAAAGTTAGATAATTACGCAAGAGGCATACAGCTTAAAACTGCGATAGCAGAGTACACCCCTGAATACATGGAAAATCTTTACAAAGAAGATCCCGATCTTTACCGAAAGACTTCCGATGATATTGCCAGGGCAGAAAGACAGCTTGAGCAGTTTAGAATCAAAACTGAGCAGGCAGAAGGTGCGATCGCTCAGGAGAAAACTGTCCTTTATCAACAGACTATCGAAAAAGCAACGGCAAGGGCTGAAAAATTAGTCCCTGGGATTTCTGGGAAAACTATAGAATTAGTAGATTACGCGACTAAAATCTACGGGGTTTCTAAAGAAAAAGCAGAATCCATTTTCGCTGTTGAACCAGAGGTTAAGGTTACTACCTATAAGGCGATGCTGTTTGACCGATTGCAGAAAAAAGTAAAAACAACGACTAAAGCCAAAGGGGAACAGGTAGTTCCTATTAAGCCGCTTGAGGGTAAAGGGAAATCGACTAATAAAGTCAAAGACCCCGGAAAACTCAGCCCTGATGCCTACAGTAAATGGAAGACGGCAAAGAAAAGGGCGGGCACTTGGTAAGTCGCAAATAAATAATTTGAAGATGGCAAGGATTGCCAACTAGGACCAGGGAGGGTCCGCTTCATGGCTAACACTAATCTAACAACTGATTTGATTCTGAATGAAGCGCAGGACGTACTTCACCAGAAATTGAATTTTATAGGAACAATTAACAGGCAGTATGATGATAGTCACAATATGGGCGGCGGTGCCAAGAATGGATCAACGCTCCGCATTCGATTACCAAATAAATACACGGTTACAGATGGTAGGGTGTTGAATGTACAGGATACTGAAAGCGAGAGCGTGACATTGACAACGGGAACGCAGAAGCACGTTGCTATGTCGTTTTCTTCACAGGAACTTACCCAAGACATTACATTGTTTTCCAAAAATATCATTGAACCCGCTATGTCAGTATTGGCGGCAACGATGGAAGCGGATGCGATGTCGATGTATAAGGACGTTTACCAGGAAGTCAACGATATCGGAGCCGCTATGGTTGTTCGTGATGTCCTTTTAGGGCAGAAGAAATTGACCGATAGCTTGGCTTTGTCTTCAGATCGGACATTAAACCTTAACACGACAGATAATGTTGATCTGGTTGACGCTTTAAAAGGCTTATTCAACGATCCTGCCAAGATTTCCGAGAACTTCAGAGAAGGCATGGTTGCTAATAACTTCCTTGGCTATCAGAAGGTCTTTGAAAATACCTTATGGCCGACTCACACCACCGGGAGCGATGACGGCACTGGCGACTACCTTGTTAACATGGCCGCTGGCGGTGTTGATGGGGCCAAGACCTTGACTGTTGATACTGGCGCCGGTACTTGGAAAAAGGGTGACATTTTCACGATGGATTTAGTGATGCGTGTTCACCCTGAAAGCAAAGAATCAACAGGGGTTCTCCAACGTTTTGTTATGACTGCCGATGTTGCGGCTTCGGCGACTTCAGTAGCTTTTGAGCCTGCAATGGTTTTAACTGGTGGAAAACAGAATATTTCTGTTCTCCCTGTTAATAATGCCAAGCTCAATAAGATTGAATCTGATGGTTCAACCGCAGTGGGTGCAAGTGCTGATTATGGTATCTCAATGGGATATCACAAAGACGCATTTGCTTTTGCAACGGCTGATCTTGAGATGCCTCGTGGCCAGCACGAAGCTAAGAGAAGTGTCAAGGATGGCATTTCAATGCGGATTATTAGCGGGTACGACATCACTAATGATATCTTCCCCACTCGTATTGATGTGCTTTATGGCTTCAAAACCATACGGCCTGAACTTGCAGTTCGTTACGGGTTTAATTAATAACTAGGATTTAGGCGGGGCAACCCGCCTAACCCTTTACATAAAGGAATTTATCATGGCTTTCATAGAAGGAAATTTAAACGGAACAGCGGCAGGCCAGGGCTTGTGGACCATATATAATTACAACAACACAGCCGACACGCTTGCAACTATGAATACCGCAGGGTATTTCAATAACACCGATGACAACTTGAACCTCTTGGTTGATGATGTCATTAAGGCAAAAGGGAGCGATGGGGTAGCGGAGATGGTTGTCACGGCGGTTTCTGCTGGGTCCGTGACAACTGTTTTTGAAACACCTCGAACCTCATTGATCGCAGGTGGATCGACCTTGACATTATCGCAGGAATTGCATGATGGCAAAATTATCCTGTTTGACCAGGCCGATGGTTCAGCATTTACATTGCCTGCGGCAACCGGCACAGGTATGCGCTTCACTTGTATTGTTAGCGTCACGGTTACATCAAACGTTCATTCGATTGCCACTGATTCGGATTCCGATGAATTTGTTGGTCACACTTACCAAGTTGACACTGACACCTCGGACGCTATTGCGGCCTACCCTGCAATAGCGGCTGATAACTTCGATACTATTTCAATGAACGGCACAACCACTGGGGGATTAATCGGTGATTGGGTCGAGCTTGTTGATTTAGCCACCGGAAATTGGGCTGTTAGATTCTTCACCAATGGTAACGGCACAGTAGCAACGCCGATAGCATAAATTACGTTGCTTCCACTGTTAAGATAGCGCTTTGACT